TGACGGTTGGGATACAGTGGACTGTATTCCGATGGAGCATAATCCCAGTGGGGTGTTACACTCCAGCTTCGGTCGTACAATACAGAGTCAGTTTGCCTGATACTGATTGTACCTTCTTTAACGCTACCATTCAAGAAAGCAAGCAACAACCCCGGAGGGTTCCACAAGCGCTTCTTGACGCCTTTTGGGTAGTTTATCCAACTCCCAATACCCGACTTGTACATATGCCTTATCGCCTTAACGCGAGGTTTATATCGATGGTAAAACCAAACTCCATCGACCAGATGACCTTTGTCATCTATCGCGCGGGGCGGATGTGCGTATGCCAAGGGGAAACGGATGCCTGCGTCTGGATTCTCGTGAAGAGGTATGAAAACCTTTTTCACTGAATTCAGAAGGTACCCGACAGTCTCGTTTAGAGAAATGCCGGTCCTTGCAGTCCATTCGTTTAGCGTGTTGATGGCAACGTAACGATCTTGCATCGTACGCAGTGATTTGATGTATACACCACGTACGTTTACACCGCTGAAATAATCGGTGCCGCAAGATTCGCGAAACTGTCCCTCAACAAAGGACTTCTCGCCGTTCACCTGAAAACCAAGGAGGTTTAGCAATCGATACACCATGTCGTACGTTTCCGTACGCACGATGAGGTCGTCGCCAAAGCAACCAAAGTTGCCGGGTTCCCACTCGTCAGCTTGATCGCCACTGACGGCTTCGAACAGGTCGACAGGAGCTTTTAAACCCTTGGGCCATACCAACTTAACAGCACGCTGCTTACGTCGGTTCTGGCGCATGGGTACTCCCATCACCCTGTATACGGCGGTAATGACACACAAAAAGACAACCATCTGCAGGGGAAAGGTGAAACCCTCCCCCATCGTTCCGACGGTGTGCATTTTGAGTAGCTCTCCATCTTCCAATTGGAGGTTACCACACCGTACAAGCTCCAGCACATCCACAAAAGATCGTGGAGCTGTAGCCTGCATGAGCGGCATCCCAACTGAATCGGAAGCGGATCTTAGGTCGACCGTGGCCGAATCCCCAAGAACGCTCCCAAGGAGAGCTAACAACCGATTCATCATAGGTTGAACGTCTAGCGAAATATTCCAAACTTCGCGAATACGGTCTTCCAAGATGCCTGCTAGTCCGAGCTGGTAAAACATATTCAGGCCCGGAACTGTGCAGATCAATCGGCTGATGTCAAG